ATGCTACAAATATAGATGCTGGAACACTATCATTCAATAGACTTCCTGCAAATGTAGTGTTCTGGTCAAACACAAACGTATTTACAGCAATTCAAACGTTCAACGCTAATCTTTTTGTAAATACTTCCGTTTTGTCTATAGGAAATACGACAGCAAATGTGTTTGCTAACACCACACATGTAGTCGTTGGCAATTCTTCCATAAACGTATCAATAAACTCTACAGCATTCTCTGGGACAGCCAATAATGCTACGAACCTTAATGGTGTAGCTGCTGCATCTTATGTCAATACAACAGGCTCATATGTAATCACAGGTGTTCATACACACAACGCTAACCTGTTTATGAATACCTCAGTGTTGTCTGTAGGAAACACCACCTCGAATGTAACCACAAATACGACACATGTTACTATTGGCAATTCTTCGATAAACGTATCAATTAACTCAACATCATTCTCTGGAACTTCTGATAATGCATTAAACCTTGGCGGGTTAGCTGCTATTGGTTATGTGAACACAACAGGGTCTTATACGATAACGGGTGTTCATACACATAATGCAAACCTGTTCGTCAATACTAGTACACTGTCCATAGGAAATACTACTTCTAATGTGTCTGTAAATACCACTATTATTACCGTTGGTAATTCAACAGTCAACTCTTCAATAAACTCTACTGCATTCTCTGGAACAGCTAATAATGCCACAAATCTAGGTGGAGTTTCTTCTACATCATACGTCAATACAACAGGCGCATATGTAATTACAGGTCTTCATACACATAATGCCAATTTGTTTATGAATACAAGTACGCTTTTTGTTGGTAATACTACATCAAATGTTACAGTAAACACCACAAATATTGTAATTGGTAATTCCACAGTAAATTCTAGTATAAATTCTACTGCATTCTCTGGAACAGCTAATAATGCCACAAATCTAGGTGGTCAGGCAGCATCATATTACACTAATGCAACAAACCTTGCCACTGGAACGGTTCCTACTGCAAGGCTTGCATCTGGAACTGCGAACTCCTCTACATTTCTAAGAGGAGATCAGACTTGGGCAACTCCTGCTGGAGGAGGAAGTGGCTCTCCCGGTGGCTCTACCTCAGATATCCAATTCAATGACGCTGGCAACTTTGCAGGGAATTCTAATTTCACATACGATTCTTCTGTTATTAGATTAACCGTCGGCAACAGTTCAATCAATACACAAATCAATTCTACATCTGTCGTCGTTAAAAGTATTGTAGCTAATGGTGGTCTTGGTTCTTCTGGGCAAGTTTTAACATCAAATAGCACTGGAATATATTGGTCAACTGTTTCTGGTGGGGGTGGAGGAGGAGAAGTTGTAACTTCAGTCAACACAAACACCTCAATGTCATCTCCAACAACATTTTATCTTGCTTCAGGAACAATAACTTTAACACTTCCAACAGCAGTTGGAAATTCAGGATTAAAGTTTCAGGTAAAAAACGTTGGAACTGGTGAAATCACCATCGATACAACAAGTTCACAGACAATAGACAGTAATATAAATATGATATTGACAGAACAAAACTCAGTTATTGGTCTTATCTCTGATGGATCTAATTGGAGTATTTTCTAGGGAGAAAAAATGGCATATTTTGAAGCTACAAAATTAAAAGATTCTTCTGGAAATCTAATAAATCCAGCAGAAAAGCAAACTCTTTACACAACAGAACCAGATTCAAACACTGCTGCTTCTGTTATAAGAACTTTGCCGGGTAGCGTTGACGATCAAATAGTTCTTTTACGTCGCATTGTAAAGTTAATGGAGTCTCAAGCAGCAGTTGACCCACAGCAGAGACAAAGAGTTACTATTGATGCATTTACTGCTGGTGTAGCCCTACCAACAGTTACAGCAGTGACTACTGTTTCTACTGTCACTGGCGTAACTACTGTTTCTACTGTCACTTCAGTAACTAACATTGCGGGTTTGTTTAGCTGGAACCAACAGATTCTTTCCGATCCAGCAAGAACATCATACAACACAGGCATAAGAACTCAACTTACATTTTCATAATATTTTGGGAGAATAACTAAAATGGCTTTAACATCAAATAAATTAACGAAGCAAGTTGATTTGCCAGTTTGGGAGTGGACAAGGCCACTTCCTGTTGCTGCTACTGCTGGTTTATCTTGTGTATGTAACGCAGATAACGTTGATTTTAATGAAGTTTCAGGTCGATACATTTATATGCTTTTAGGTGCTGCTCAATTCTGGAGATATGACACAGTTGCAGATTCTTATCTGCAACTTGCTTCTCCGGGTATTACTCCTGCCACTGCTTCTTCAATGCAGTTTGCTGGCGCACAAGGCTATTATGGTAGGGTTATTAGTTCAACTGCAACAACAATTACTACAGGTCTTCCGAATAATTCAGCAGTTGGTTTTAGAATCAGAATTATTTCTGGTAAAGGTGCAGGACAAGAAAGAATTATTACTAGCGTATCAGAACCTGTTGTTGCTGATTGGGGTGGTGCTTCTGGCGCGGGTACAACCTCTCTTACGGATTCAGCAAAAACATGGACCTTTAATAACTGGATTGGTTACGTTGCAAGAACAACAGGTGGTACTGGTTTAAACTCTGTTCGTAAAATTGTTTACAACTCAGCTACGGTTTTGACTGTAGCTGATCCAAACATATATGCATGGGACAATAATGCGATGCCCATGTCTCAAACTGCTGGTACTGCTGGTTTTGCAATTGCTCTTGTTGCTGGTACACAATATCAAATCGAATCATCTGTGGTAACTGTTGATACTGCATGGTCAGTTGAGCCAGATAATACCTCAAGATATGTTATTCAGTCTGGTGGTATCTGGCTTGCTTCTGGTGCTGCTGTTGTTGGTGGTGGTCTTACCATGCAATATTATAGCGTTCTTGAAGATGTTTGGTATGCAAAAGCCGTAAATAACGGTATGATTCCAATTGCTGCTACTGATTTGTCACTAGAAAGATTTACAGAAAATTCAAGCATTTGGTACACAGGAAAAGCAACTTCAGGAAATACAACAACTCTTTCTGATACCAGTGCAAACTGGACAACAGACATATGGACCGGATATAAAGCTTTTATCTGGACAGGAACAGGTAAAGCACAATTAGCTAGTATCGCTAATAATACACAAAATCAATTGACTTTTTCTCCTGCACTTTCCACTGGTTTAGACTCAACAAGCCGTTATAATATTATGGGATATGATGCAGGAACTCTAACCTCTGCAACTGGTAGAGTTTTAGTTGATACAACCAAAACTTGGACGAGAGATAGGTGGGCCAATTATGCTATCAGAATTATCGCCGGAACTGGCGATGGTCAAATGAGGCAAATTGAAAGTAATGGTACAGATAGCATTATAGTTTATGAGCCTTGGAATGTTCAACCTGATAGTACCTCGATTTATGCAATTCAAGCATACACTGACGACATGTTACTTACAATTGGTGGTAATACAGAAACTTTTCTTTATCATGCAGGGCAATCAGATACGATTTCTCACGGTAGAATTCTAGATGAAGGAACAGTTCAAGTTGCTTGTGCTCTTCCAGTTGATGGCACATCAACAGCGTCTCATGTTGTTTATGAACAAAAACCAGTTTCTATTACTGGTATTTCTGGAACAACTACGATTACCGCAACGACTGCTCAAGCACACAATTTTAAAGTTGGGCAGTGGGTTTCTATTCGTGGCGTAACTTCTGCTGCTGCTGACGTTTATAACGTCACTGGAAAAGTTCAAATTGCAACTATTCCAACAGCAACTACATTTACTTATACTCCATTTGCAGCAGGAACTGGTACTTATCAGTATTCAGAAAACGTCACAATTGGTACATCTGTTATTCCAGATGCATCAAAATATCATGCTGATCTTGCAACTGGTGGTTCTACTACATCAGTAACATTCTCAAGAGCAACACCAAGTAACATAAATGGCTGGTATGCTTATGGAACTAATATTGCTGCGGGCGCTCAAGTTCAAAGTGGTGCTGGCACAACAACTCTGACTCTTAACTTGACAGGTGCAGGAACTCCTTCAGGCACAATTATTTTTACCAAATTTCCAAGACCTGTAACTCTTGGCACTGCTGGTGGTGGTGGCTCAGGTGTATTTACTGCAACATCAACAACAACAATTCCGGCATACACTAAGGGTTGGTTGACTTCAGCAACTGGTACAGGTATTGGTGCATATTTAACTGGCGGCGAAGGAACAACAACAGGACAGCTATCAATTCAAGCTTCTGGTGCAGTTTCAGGTACATTTACTCTCAGTAATCCTATCAATAAACCTCTTCCTGTTAGTGCAACTTATAGTTCAAATGCTAATACGACATCAATAACTTTTTCTGCTAATACTCCATCTTATATCAACGGTTGGTTTTTGTCTGGAACTGGTATTGGAAATGGTTCAAGAGTTTTGTCTGGTGAAGGAACAACGACAGTAGTAGTTTCAACACCACATGCTTCCACACCATCAGGAACAATAACTTTTTATTCTCCAACAGATATTCCTGCCATGTTCTATGGTACAACAGCAGCACCCGCAGCCAACTCAACAACATTCCAAGCTGCAAGTGCACCTATGCAATTGATTGCTCAAAATGTTAACAATGGAACTATTATGACTCCAATATCAGCATTGGCAGCAGCACCTGTTGCTGGTGTTACTAGATATGTGATTTCTAAAAGAGACATGATAGGTCAACACTACGCGGACCAAAATCTTTCATATCTATCAGGAGTTGCTTTAGGTACACAGTCAACTACTACGCTTGTTGACACCAACTCTTTCTGGGCTACAGCAACTGGTTCTGGTGGTAGTGCTGGCACCTTTACATTCACAATTTCTGCAATAGGTTCTTCAATTCATAATGGTTGGTTTGTATCAGGCACTGGTATACCCGCTGGCGCGAGAGTTGTAAGTGGCGGTGGTACTACATCAATAACTATCGACACAGCATTAACTGGTGCGGTATCAGGAACAATAACATTCACTGCTTGGTCCGCTCAAGGACTTGTCAATAGAAGGCTTCGTGTTATTTCTTCAACTGGTGCAAACCAAGATTTAACTATAACTGCTGTTGCACCTACAACAGGAACACTTACTTTTGGTACAGCAACTGCTGCTCTTGCCGCAGCATCAAGTTATACAATTCTTCCAACCATAGTTCCGGGTGCAGGAACTCATTTAAGGTGGAATCCAAATTCAAGTAAAGATGCGAATAAAGGAAGATATGCATATCGTTTTAGAGGCGGTGCCGTAATTGGCATAGATAAGATTGATTTAACAACAGATCTTTTCTACTTTACATCAGTCACACCAAACATTGAAACTTTAGGTTCAGGTTCAATGTACGCATATGATGGTCTCGATAGAATTTACTTTACAAAAGACGTAACAAACAGAGTATATTATTTGGATACCAATACAAATATGATATTTGGTGCTGGTATTTTCCCTTATATTTCTGGTACTGCTGGTATTGGAAATTTGATGGAAATTTTCAAAACTGCTGACGGTCTTAAATATCTATGGGTAAATCGTAAAGCTGCCGTCGAAACGTTTAGACAATTGGTATTCTATTAATACATGGAGTAAATCAAAATGACTCTTGAAGAAGTTCTTATAGTTATGCAAAATCGAGTTATTTCTTTAAAAACTGCAAGAACTTCTTCAGTTAATTCTGGAGATTTGGACAATGTTATAAAAATTGATAATGATTTGATAACAACTATGTCTAGTATAGAAAAAATAAAAGAATTACTTAATAGTGGAGTTTAATATGACAATAGAAGAAATCGCCATTGCTTTATCTCAAAGATTAAAAAGTTTACAGGATTTAAAAGAATTGAGTGTTTCGAATACTTTGATTGAAAATAATGTAAATGTTATTGATGATAAAATTTTAAAAACAAATGAAACTATTGAAAAGCTTTTGCTATCAATAAATCAAAAATAAAAATTACATGAAAGTTTAGTATAATGGTTTTAGAAATTGTTAAAATGTTATTAATAAATCCAGCAGCAGGAGGAGAAGATCCTGCAACATTGAGTGCTGCATGGAGTGATATGACAATAACGTGGCCTAGCGTTGTAGTTTCAAATGAAGATAGAACTGTATCTTGGACTGTCGGTGGAGCACGAACAATAACTGTCCAATACTTTGGATCAAATAACTTAAGATATAGAATTAATAGTGGATCGTGGATAAACTACACCGCAGGATTTTCTTTAAGTTCAGGACAAACTTTAGGTTGGAGTTTTTCTGTTTCATCAAACGAATTCGAGACTGTTACAGTAGCAGAAAATACGAGAACTTTAGACTCCTTTATCATAGATGCATCTGGTTATCCATAAATAAAAAATAAGTAATTTTATTTTTAAAAGGATTATTTTAAAATGGTTCAACCAACAACTAGAGCAGAATTTAAAGAATATGTTCTTAGAAGATTAGGGAAACCTGTAGTTGAAATCAATATCGATGAAGATCAGCTAGACGATAGAATCGATGATGCTCTTAAGTATTATGCTGATTATCATTTTGATGGCGTAGAAGAAATCTACTATGCCTATCAAGTAACAGAGCAAGATGTTATCAACAAATACATAACTCTTCCTGAAAATATCATAGGCGCTGTTGATGTTTTTAATATTGGTGATCCATCAATTCGAGTTGGTGACCTGTTCAACATTCAATATCAAATTGCTCTTAACGACCTGTACACTTTGACTTCAGTATCTATTGTCCCCTACTATATGGTCAGAATGCATTTGTCTCTTTTGACTGAAATTCTAGTCGGAAAAAAGCCAATGAGATATAACAGACACAACAGAAAATTACATGTAGATACAGATTGGAAAGCAATTCCTGCTGGAACATTTCTTGTTGTAAAAGCATATCAAGTCATAGACCCTGATGTATATTCTGGTATTTGGAAAGATCAGTGGTTCAAAAGATATGCTACCGCTCTTGTGAAAAAACAATGGGGTGAAAATATGAAAAAGTTTCAGGGTATGCAGCTTCCCGGAGGAATCATGTTCAATGGTCAGCAAATCTGGCAAGAAGCAGAAAATGAAATACAGATGCTTGAACATGAAATGATTAGAAGCTATTCACTACCGTCTATGGACCTAGTTGGCTAGGTATAGTGTATGGTAAAAAGCAACTACTAATTAGTATTAAATTAAACAATAAAGAAAGGGTTAAGAAATGAAAAAATTTAAAGAATTATTTGAAGCTAATAGATACGGGCCATTAGATCATGATGATATGGTATCTTTAGATAAAATAAGAGATTATCATTGGAGACTTGGAAGATATCACGAATTAGACGGAAATACAGAAAATTTTCATAAACATAATGAGATTGGTCAAATTCTAGATTCGATTATTAGTTTTCATAAAGGGAATAAAGGAAAAATACCAGAATATCTTCTTCCAAAAATTGAGGATGTGCCGTAGTAAATGGTAAAAAGCAACCTTAACGTTTATTTCAATAATTTTAATTCTTCTGGAGAACAAAAACTCATAGAAGATCTTATTATTGAAAGTATCTCCATTTATGGAATGGAGTGTTATTACTGCCCTAGAACTCTCATAAATTACGATAAAATTTACGGAGAAGATACCATATCACAATACCTATCTTCATACTATATTCCAATGTACATAAAAAATGTACATGGTTTTGGTGGTGATGGAGACTTTTTATCAAAATTCAATCTACAAATTAGAGATACAATAATTTTTACTGTAGCCCGAAGAACTTTTGCAGAAGAAGTTGGATTAAGTGCCAATTTGATTCGTCCTCAAGAAGGAGACTTAATTTATTTTCCAATAAATAATAAGATATTCGTTATAAAATTTGTTGAACATGAAGCTATTTTCTATCAGATGGGTTCACTTCAAACATACGATTTGTCCTGTGAACTTTGGGAATACTCTAATGAAACTCTTGCAACTGGAATTGAACAAATAGATCAACTACAAAGCAATTTTGCTTTTGACTACACTTCATTTTCTATTTTAACTGAAAATGGTGACATGATCTATTCTCAAAACGGGCATAATATCGTTTTGGAAAACTTTGATTATGATGAACAAGTTGGACAGTATTTAAATGAAAATCAAAAATTGCAGGATGAGGTAGAAAATTTCCTTGATTGGTCAGCTACTAATCCTTTCGGAGAAAATGTTTAAAAATGCTTTCACACGATTTTTATCATTCAACAATAAGAAAATATGTAATTCTTTTTGGATCATTGTTCAATGATATTCATATTGATCGTGTGAATTCATCAAACAATGTGGTCACTACTCTAAAAGTTCCAATTTCATACGGACCAAAAGAAAAATTCCTTGCAAGGTTAAACAACGATCCTTCTTTGTCAAGACCTTTTGCTATGGTTCTTCCAAGAATTTCATTTCAAATTGATTCCATGTACTATGATGGAGCAAGAAAACTCACTTCAATAAACAAAACATACAGTGCAGATTCTTCATCAGACAACAAAGGAAATTATATTTACAATCCAGTACCGTACAATTTTAACTTTCAGTTATTTGTTATGGTAAAAAACCAAGAGGATGGAACAAGAATTTTAGAACAAATTCTTCCTTTCTTTACTCCTGATTGGACAAGTTCAGTTAACCTTATACCAGAACTTGGAATTTATAGAGATATTCCTATTGTTTTAAACAACATAAGCGTTTTTGATTCATATGAAAATAACTTTGAAGTTCGAAGAGCCATTATATGGACTCTAAACTTTACTCTTAAAGGTTATTTGTTTGGTCCTACGCATTCAGCAAAAGTTATCAAAAAAGCTATAGTCAATTTTTATACACCTGTAAATAATTACTTTACATTTAAGGGAGATGGTTCTCTTACTACAAATTCAAACACTAATCTTGTAGTTGGCGATAGAACAGATTTCACAATAAAGAATCTTGGTATTGGTGCCAAACTTTACTTTGCCAATGGATTATACATAGGTACAGTGAATACGATTGCAAATACGAATGCTCTCTATCTTACTGCAAACGCACCGTCACATGCCGTCTTATCTGATTTCAGGTACACTCCAAACACGGTAACAAATGCAGCTAGGGTAGAAAGAATAGAAGTTACTCCGGGACTTACTGCAAACGGTCAACCAACATCGAATGCATCATTGTCCATAGATTATAATTCTATAAATGCAAATGATAATTATGGTTTCATAACAGAGTTTATATCAGATGAGTGATGACTTAGTACCAGTGAACGAAAAAATAAATGAAGTAAATGACAAATTAAAAAATTTATTAAGGTATAGCGAAGATTTTGACAAATCTCGTTCAAATCTTGTCGAAATAATTCAAAAAGGACACGATGCTCTTAATGATTTTTCTGTACTTGCTAGTCAGTCAGGTAATTATAAAGACTATGAAGCACTTTCTGCTTTGATGAAAACCGTAATAGAAGCAAACAAATCTTTGATGGATTTACATCAGTTAAACAAAAGAATAAGCGAAGATAAAGAAAGTAAAAAATCTAACGATTCCAAAGAAACCATGAAAAATTATGGAAATACCAATATCATAATGGTCGGAAGTAGCAAAGACCTTTTGTCCATGTTAAAGTCAAAAGAAATGACAGAAGAAAATGACGTATAATGGAAATTTAAACTTAAAAAAAACCAATGTAAATCATAATTGGACTATTGAAGAAATAAAAGAATACAGAAAATGTCAAAAATCTGCTAAATATTTCATTCAAAATTATGTAAAAATTATTCATGTGGATAAAGGATGGGTTAATTTTAATCTTAGACCTTTCCAAGAAAGAATGCTACATTCAATTGTAGATAATAGATTTACCATAGCAAAAGTACCACGACAGTCAGGAAAGAGTATTTTAGTTGTAGGTGTGCTTTTATGGTATGTTCTTTTTCATGAAAACTGTTCTGTTGCTCTTTTGGCACAAAAGGGGGATCAAGCACAAGAACTTTTGGGAAGACTTCAACTTTCATACGAAGCAGTTCCAAAATGGATGCAACAGGGCATTCTTGAATGGAATAAACGTTCAATCAAACTTGAAAACGGATCAGATATTATAGCCGCCTCCACTTCATCTGGCAACATTCGTGGTAAAACAAAAAATATAGTTTATCTTGATGAATTTGCACACGTTCCCCAGCACATTCAAGAAGAGTTCTTTGCATCAGTATATCCTACAATTTCTTCTGGTGAAAGTACCAAGATGATAATAACCTCAACTCCTTTGGGGTTAAATCTGTTCTATAAGATATGGGTAGAATCTGAACAAGGAAGAAATTCTTACAATCGAGTTGAGGCTCATTGGTCAGAAGTTCCCGGAAGAGATGAAAAGTGGAAAATAGAAACCATAAAGAATACTTCAGAAAGACAATTCAAACAAGAGTTTGAAGTTGAATTTCTTGGTTCATCCGATACTCTAATCGATGGTGCAGTTTTAAGACGACTTGTACACATACCTACGGTCTCTCAATCTCCTCATCTTAAAGTGTACTTTAAACCAGAACCAAATAAGCATTATACTGTTATGGTTGATGTTGCAGAGGGAACAAATAGCGACTGTTCTGCTTTCATCGTTTTCGACATGTCAGCTATACCTTACAAAGTTGCTGCTGTATATAAGAATAACGAAATTTCTCCTCTTGTTTTTCCTAATGTAATCGAAGAGGTAGCAAAAAGATATAATAGTGCCTATGTTTTGATAGAAACCAATAATATAGGCCAACAAGTCGCAGATATTTTATTTAGAGACATTGAATATGAATATGTTTTGATGACAAACCCATCTGGTAAAAATGGCATACAGATTTCTTCTGGATTTGGCTCTGGATCAAAGGTAGGAATAAGAACTACCAAGCAAACTAAAAGAGTTGGATGTTCAAATTTAAAATCTTTGGTTGAAAATGATAAATTGGTTCTCAACGACTATGATACAATCTATGAACTTTCTCGTTTCACTCTTCAATCAGGGTCATACAAGGCAGAAGACGGATATGATGATCTTGCCATGTGTTGTGTTCTTTTTGGTTGGTTTCAACAGCAGCAGTTTGCAAAAGATTTAACCAATACTGATTTGAGAGCAAATTTATATCAAAAAAATGTTGAAAGTATTGAAAATGATCTTATTCCAGTTGGAGAATATATGAGTGGAGAGTCCAAAGAAATGGATTTAGTGGTGGATCTTGTAAACGAGGACTTTGAAAAGTGGTTCATAGACGAACCTCTATTAGGAAATTCTTAAATCCATAAATAAAAGGAAATGGTTTTATTTATATACTAATCGGAGGTCTTTCTAAATGGTTTTCCAAGTTTCACCCGGAATTAATGTTAGTGAATTCGATCAACCTACAAGCATTCCAGTATCAGCAACCACTACAGGTGGTATTGGTGGTCTGTTTAGATGGGGGCCAATCAATAAACTAAAGCTTATCACAAATGAAACAGAACTTTCTGCGTACTACGGTAAACCCACAAACTACAATGCAGAAACATGGTTCACTGCTGCCAACTTCTTGGCTTATGCTTCTTCTCTTCAGGTATCAAGAGCAGCTAATACAACAGGTTCTTCAAATACTGTTGCAGCAAACGTATTCACAAACACAACCAATTTTACAGTTGTGAATTCTGCTTCTGGAGGAACAAGCCAAACAAGTATTTCAGTTGGCGATCTTGTTTATGGTCCCGGAGTTCCTGTTGGAACTGTTGTGACTGTTGCTAATGTTGAAAACGTTTCAACAACAAATACTATTTTTACTGTAAGTAAAGCTTTAACAAATACAACAAATGGCAATTTCCTTCTTTTTGTTTCACCAAATACAGTTTTCACTGCTATTGCAAATAATGGAACTTTCACTGGAAAACTAAGCACTTATATTGTAAAAAATGAAGATACATATGATTCTGCACAACAAAATTTTGCTACAGTAGTTCCATATGTTGCCAAGTACCCCGGAACTTTAGGTAACACTCTTAAAGTTTCAGTTTGTGATACAGCCAATCAGTACACCGCAAATATCGATCTAAAAAACTATCTTGGATCAAATACTTCAGCTAATGCAACAGCAACTGCCCTTGCCATGACTGCTGGTTCAAATACAATTACGATCACTCTAGCCAATACTTCTGGTGCAAACGACCTTAACACAACAACTCTTGCAACAACTATTGCAGGATCACTTTCTGTTGGTGATTATATCTACGTTGGTAATAGCACTCTTGGCTGGCAGTATCTACAAGTTAATTCAACACCATCTGTTGTAACTGGAAACACTGCTGGTACAAACACTGGTATTGCTACCATCACTGTAAATCTAACTTCACCATATACACTATCTTCAAATCTTACAATGACAAATTTTGCCAGATATTGGCAATACTATAATGTTGTCAGTAAGGCTCCCGGTCAAACACCATATCAAGTAAACAATGGAAATACCTCTGCAAACGATGAACTTCATGTTGTCGTAGTTGATAGGCTTGGTCAGTTTACTGGAGTTCCTGAATCTGTTATTGAAGTCTGGCAAGGTGTTTCACGTGCAACAGACGCCAAAACAGATAATGGAGCGGATAACTATTACAAAAACGTTATCAATAAAAACTCAAGGTATATTTGGTGGGGGAATGATAGGACAACAGCCGTATCAAATACTGCACTAAATCTAGCTTCAGGCACATCTTCCACTCCGATGACATTAAACTTTAACTATGGTTCAGATGGCAATGGAGAATCCACAGTATCTTTTGGTCCTATAGCTTCCGCATATGACCAGTTTGCAGATCCAAACTTTGTTGACGTGTCTCTAATTCTTGGAGGCAAGTCTGTTGGCGGTACTTATGGTGAACAGTCAGGAAACTATATCATTGACAACATTGTTGGTGTGAGAAAAGACTGTATGGCATTCCTCACAACTCCTGCAAACACCGTTGTTGCAAACTCTGGAGCCACTGTCGGAAATGAAACACCTTCAATTGTAGCTTGGGGTAATGCCGTTAGAGCCTCTTCTTATGCCTTCCTCACAACTGGTTATAAGTATCAATACGATAAGTACAATGATATCTATCGCTGGATTCCAGACAATGGTGACATTGCTGGTACGTGTGTAAGAACAGATGTTGAAAGAGATCCATGGTGGTCTCCTGCTGGTTATAACAGAGGACAAATTAAGAATCTCATCAAACTGGCATTTAATCCCAAAAAACCAGAGAGAGATGTAATTTATCAAGCATACATCAATCCAGTAACAACAACTCCCGGATTGGGCACTGTTCTTTTTGGTGACAAGACTCACACTAATCTTCCATCTTCATTCGATAGAATTAACGTTAGAAGATTGTTTATGATTCTTGAAAAAGCAATCGCCAATTATGCAAAAGGTCTTCTGTTTGAATTCAATGATGAATTTACAAGGTCACAGTTCGTTTCTCTTGTAACTCCTTTCCTTAGAGACGTTCAAGGCAAGAGAGGAATTTATGATTTCAGAGTTGTCTGTGATGAAACAAACAACACGCCTACAGTAATTGATGCTAATCAGTTTGTTGGTGATATCTATATCAAACCAGCAAGGTCAATTAACTACATTCAGTTGAACTTTGTAGCTGTTAGAACTGGTGTTGCATTTGAAGAAATTGTAGGTAGGTTTTAATAAAAATTGAATATAAATAAATTCAGAAACTTTTAAAAAAGAGGATAATTAAATGCCTTTTAATATTAACGAAATCAGGTCTGGCTTAACTTTAGGTGGCGCTAGACCTACACTTTTCAATATTCAATTTGTTAACCCAGCATCTCAAGCAGCAGATATTAAAGTCCCTCTTCTCTGTCAAGCAGCATCATTGCCTTCTTCCAATATTGGACGAATTCAGGTTCCTTATTTTGGTAGAACAATAAATCTAGCTGGTGATAGAAGATTTGAGGCTTGGAACGTATCTATTCTCAATGACGAAGACTTTTTGATTCGTAATGCTTTGGAACAGTGGTGTAACTCAATAAACTCTCTCGCAGGAAACTTGAGAGGTTATGGTACATCTGCTTCTTCTGCATATAAATCAAATGCAATCGTCACACAATATGGAAAAACAGGTAATGTTCTTCGTCAATATACTTTAAACGGTATATATCCAGAAGCAGTATCAAGCATTGATTTGTCTTGGGCTTCACAGGATCAGATTGAAACATTCTCTGTTGCCTTCCTGTATGATTGGTGGGAAGTTTCTGGAGGAGTGACGGGCAACGCAGGAGGCATATAATTGCCTTATCTGGTGTCTATATACTTCTCGAAACGTAACTAGTAAAACGAAAGTTGATTGATATGAAATTATTTGGATTTGAATTAATTAAAGAAAAAAAGCCTGAACTTCCTACTTTCGTTCCACCACAGACAGATGACGGTGCAGTTAATTTAGCTGCTGGGGCATCTTATGGTCAATATGTGGATTTGGATGGTTCAGTACGCTCAGAAGCTGAACTTATAAACAAATATCGTCAGATGGCAGAACATCCAGAAGTTGAAACTGCCATTGATGATATCGTCAATGAAATGATTGTTCTTGATGACGGAAATGAAATCATAAAAATAATTCTTGATGCTTTAACACAACTACCTCCAGATCTTAAGCAAGCAATTATAGTTGAATTTGAAGAAGCCAAAAGACTTATCGAATTCAATACTCATGCATATGAAATCGTGAAAAGATGGTATGTCGATGGAAGATTGTACTTTCATGTTATGATTGACCCTAATACTCCACAAGCGGGTATTCAGGAATTAAGGTATGTTGACCCAAGAAAAATCAGAAAAATTAGAGAAATCAAAAGAAGGCGTCATGCTGAAACAAATATTGCTATTCAGGATGAGCCTACTCTAGAATACTATATCTTTAATGATAAAGGATTTTTCGTTCCCACATATGGTTCTGTGAGTGCAGGAACCTCTTCTGGTATTTCATCTGGTATAAGAATCACAAAAGATTCTATTATTCAAATAACTTCAGGAATAGCTTCTGTAAAAGGAGACATGATTCTTTCATATCTTCACAAGGCAATTAAGCCTCTAAACATGTTGAGAACCATGGAAGATTCCCTTGTAATATACAGAATCACAAGAGCACCTGAAAGAAGAATTTTTTATATTGACGTTGGCAATCTTCCAAAGCTGAAAGCTGAACAGTATTTGAGAGATGTTATGGCTAAATTCAAAAACAGAGTTGTCTATGACTCTACCACTGGTGAAGTTAGAGACGATAGAAAAATTCTATCCATGACAGAAGACTTTTGGCTACCAAGAAGAGAAAATGGAAGGGGAACTGAAATCTCAACTCTTCCCGGAGGTCAGAATTTAAATCAAATTGAAGATATTATGTATTTTCAAAGAAAACTATTCAATTCATTGAATGTTCCTATTACTCGTCTTGAACCAGAACAAGGTTTTGGTATTGGTCGAGCAACAGAAGTATCAAGAGACGAAGTTAAATTCTCAAAGTTTATTAAAAGACTTCGTTTGAAATTCTCAACTCTTTTCACAAAAATTATCGGAAAGAACCTTGTGCTTAAAGGTGTCATGTCAGTTGAACAATGGGATCAGATTTCACAGTATCTCAAGTATCAATTTGCCA